CCCGCGTGTTTTATATAATCCCCGTGATATTCTGTAGCATATACATTACCACTATCATCTCGAATAACTATATGATCTGTCGAATTAGCTGTACTTGCTTTTAAAGACCAAGCTTTAGGACCACCACCGGTATAAGAACCACCCAATATATAGGAAGGTTGGCCGGTGACAACATTTGAAAGTGTTGCCATTGTTGTACCAATATTACTTGCGGATTTCCATTCGGGTTTACCCGATGACGTATTGGATGTTAAAACAAAACTATCTGCACCTAAACTAAGTTTTGTTAATGCATTTGCAGCGTCTCCAATTAGTATATCACCTTGACCAATTCCAGATGTTATACCCGAACTATTACTTATAAGAACATTATTTTCAACTGTTGTTATTCTCGATGCATTACTCGTCAAATTTGTTTCTAGGGTTCCTATTCTTGATGCATTACTGGTCATATCAGTTTCCAAACTTGAAATATTAATTTCAGCAGTTCCTATTCTCGATGCATTACTCGTCATGTCAGTTTCCAAATTTGTAACTCTCGACGCATTACTCGTCATGTCAGTTTCCAAATTTGTAACTCTCGACGCATTACTTGTCATGTCAGTTTCCAAATTTGTAACTCTCGATGCATTACTTGTCATGTCAGTTTCCAAATTTGTAACTCTCGACGCATTACTCGTCATGTCAGTTTCCAAATTTGTAACTCTCGATGCATTACTTGTCATATCAGTTTCCAAATTTGTAACTCTCGACGCATTACTCGTCATATCCGTACTTAAAGCGACACCGGTTAGTGTTGTACCATCGCCGTAAAATTCGTTTGCGGTTACGTTACTGGCTACGAATATATTACCACTTGTAATGAAAGACATCTGTGTATTAGTAAACTGAATTGTATTTGATGTTGTATTACCACGATCGGATGTATCTTGAAGTGGAAATGCAGCATTTGCGCCAGATATACCTGTAAGCAAACTACCATCACCTATAAAATATCCGGATGTTGTTATCAAATCACCAGTTGTGGTATTACCGTTATCGGTAACATCCTGGAGTGTAGATGCCGCAGCCCCTTTATATTTTTGTATATTGCGACCAGTGCTACAACCAGGCATTCTTACAACTAGAGATGATTATTTTTAGGGTGGGATGAGGCACTTCCCTTTACTGAAAACAGAATTTTCATCAGGTTTTTGTTTTGGTATTTTGAAACCACCTTGTCGATATACTCTAAGACGTTTATTATACATAGCATGACATATAGACCATTGGTCGAACATATCGTAAATATGCGGGTTATTCTTTTTACCATGTGTTTCTCTCATAATTCTTCCTATAGATTGAACAATATCTGATTTTGGTGTCGCTAAAATAACTGTATCTAACGATGGTATATCGAGACCCTCATGGGCTTGACTAAATGTTGCAAAAATAATTTGTTTTTTACTTGATTCGGCTAAGTCAACTTCTTTCATACCACCCATATACAAACCAGACGTTTTCTTGAAACTTTGGTGGAGTACTTCACAGTGATGTCGTCTATCACTTAGTACGAGAACTTGGCGTGTTCCCTTAACTATATCTTTTATGAGGTTTGCTATAACAATATTTCTTTCTCTATCTTCGGTAAGTTCTGTAATCATGGTTGCTAATGAAAGTTTACCGAAACGTGTGCATGGTGGGGGATCTTGGAATCTCAAACACGTATATTCGATTGGAAATACTTCAACCTGTTGCTGATTTTCACGTTCAATTGCAAAAACCGTTGGCCCCATGAACCAATGGAGTACTTTTGTAAGACCATCCTTACGTATAGGTGTTGCTGATAATCCAAAAATGTGTTTAGGACACATTTTGAAAAGGGATTGTGAAAATACTTTGGCGCATATATGATGCGCTTCATCAACAATAAGTGTTCCTATACTATCAAAATCTCCGAACGAATATTCTTTTAACGATAAAGATTGGAGCATGGCAATAACAAAATCGCAATCTGTTTCTTTCTTATCCTGTTGAACTATACCGATAGATGCACCCGGACAAAATTGTTGTATACGTTCTTTCCATTGATTTGCTAGGAATTCTTTATGAACGACAACCATAGTTCGGTAACCCAATTTACACGCTATGGCCAAGGATACCGTCGTTTTTCCAAAGCCACAAGGAAGCGAGATAACACCGTGTCCCTTTTTAATTGCTTCCGCCATAGCATCATTTTGATGTGTTTCGTCACGAAGTTTTCCATTAAATTTGGTAGATATTTTAACTGGTTCGGGACGACGATCTTCACGAGCTTTACCAAATTTTTCTTCACCATAAAATCTAGGAACACAAATACCTGTTTTTGTTTTTCTGAATACCTTAAAGGGAGGCGGAGGAAACCCGAACTCAGTATTTACTATAGCACGAACTGTAAGTTCTTTTTTGGTTTCTGGTGTCTCACCTGTAATATATCCCGAACGTGTAAGACTCATTTTATTATTATTAGTTTTTAAACTTTATATATTTCAATACCCATGAATATCCACTATGTTCATGTGCATTCCAAACCCCATTGAATTGAAGTTCAGTTTGAACTGTGTCACCTTTTACAAGTGATTGCACGGGTTTATCACCGTCTACATTACACATGACACGTCGATATCTAAAAGGTACCTTTACTTTTAAAACATTACCTTCTAATGGATCATCAAGTGCACCCGGGAAAAGTATGGTATCTGATCTATTCAGGTGTAAACCAAGTATATAATCACGAACTGTATCGGGTATGGTAAGTCTTATATACTTTTTTTCGTTATATTCGTACATAGGTTCATATACAATTGCTTTTACGGGGTATGTCATTTAAGTATATTAAGTGGTATTCCTATAAGTATTTTTTTATAAGTAATATTAGGATGGCACTATGTTCTTTAAAAACCGTTATGCCCATAAAAATACCCTCAAAACATAAATCTAAAACATGGAAGTTTGCGGGTGAATTTTTATTACGAAAACAATTCCAGAAAGATCAGGTGGAATTTGGTAAATGGACAAGGGATCAAATAATTGAACTTGGACCCACATTTGTTAAGATAGGGCAAATTGCATCTTCACGTGTTGATTTATACCCTTTAGAGTTTACACAACAACTCGAATCTTTACAGGATAATGTACCCCCTATTGATAAGAATATTGTTCGATTAATGGTTAAACCCCATTTGAGAGATAATATTTTTTCATATTTTGATTACGAACCATTTAAATCCGCAAGTATAGGACAGGTTCACAGGGCAAAATTATCTACGGGTGAAGAAGTTGTTGTAAAACTCAAACGACCGAACATATACAATATAATGAAAAATGACACAGAAAATATTAAACAAATTGTTGAGTTTTTAGAAAAAATTGGTATAGATACGGGTACAAATACGGGATACGTTTTAGATGAATCTATAGATTTTTTATTAGCGGAATCTGATTATATAAAGGAAATTAACAACGCGAAAATGTTTAGAAAACGATTAAAAAAAGTTCCATGGATGAAAGTACCTAAAGTGTATACTGAATTATCTAACGAAAATATGATAGTTATGGAATATGTTCCTTCGGAAAAACTTGATAGTATAAGTGATGTGCGTGTAAATAAGAAGAAAGTATGTGAAGCTCTTCTTAATTCGTATGTCATTCAGACAATGGATAAAGGGTTTTTTCATGCAGATCCACACCCCGGTAATTTAGGATTTTCCGGTAATGGTAAACTTGTATTTTATGATTTCGGACTTGTTATAGATATTACAGATGAAATGAAAGAAGGATTCAAAGAAATGTTTTTGCATATAATAAACAAGGATACAAAGGGTATTGTCGATGTACTTATACGATTAAAAGTTATTTTGCCGACAACTAAGGATACGAGTGATATAGAACTCTTTTTTAAAACAACTCTTAATTATTTGGAAACTTTAGACGGTATTAATTTAAAAGATGAAATATTAAGCGACGATACCTTAATTAAACTTGCACAGGAAAAGCCATTTATCATACCAACATCGTTTGTGTATCTTGCAAAGACATTTTCGACTATTGAAGGTACGTGTGTGAAACTCGATCCGAATTTTACATATATAGAGTACCTTGAACCTATACTCAGAGATCAAATTTCAGATGTTATAGACATAGGCGATATGTTTTCGACTGCTACGGAAATGCCTAATCGTGTAAAGAATATAAGTACAGCTGTTTTAGGAATGGAAAAATCAAGGGCGTCTATGAAGAGATCTATAGATAAAACGAGACGAGAGATGAGGTACGTACAATACAGTGTTTTATCGGCTGTATTTGCAGGTAACTTGTTTGATCATTATAAAGAGATATCTATATTTTTATCATTAATGAGTTTAGATTTAGCATTTAGGGCTTTTCGTAAAAATCTATAGCGGTTGTCTCTGTAGATGGTGTATTAGAGCATTTTTTCGTGTCTTTAAAGAAGTCCTTATGTTTTTGGAACAAATTTTGACTACGTTTGATTTCATCTTGAGATATTTCTTTCAGTTTTTCTGTTATGTTATCGACCTGTTCCTGTCTTTGTTTACGAAGTTTTTTCCCAAACTTCTTGAACTTTTTCTGTGTTGCATCAAAATTCGCGGCGGCTGTGGAAAGTGAAAACATTGTTTTACTTATTATTACCTGATATTTTTATATCAAGACCTAATAATTTCATTTTTTCTTCAAACTCTCTCCTTTCTCCAATTGATTCTATACGTGTACCATTTGCTATAGCTTCAATTTCTGGCCCTGATAACTGTATGGCGTTCATTCTAAAATCTGTAAATGCTTTCATGGTAATAGGTACAAGTGGTTGTATGAGGTCATAAATAGCTTCTGCGTATTCCCTAATTTCTTTTTGTGCACCCGGTTCCAAACGGAGACGAAGATAATGCATGAGATTATGAAGATCTATTTTCCAATAAAATTCTGTATACGTTGATTGAGTGAGTGCACCTCGTGCCTGTTCTCTACAGCATCCATCTTCGAGTAATTTAGTATAAATAGTGTACGAATCTCCAAAATGTTTATTAAATATTTCCATATTTTCTTCAGAAATATCGACGACACCTTCTGAACCCTGATGGTTTACTGTAGACTGTCCCCGTAAAGTTTCTGGTTTATAATGATCATCTTTTACCACGGAATACCTTGCCGAATATTCATTGACACTTGCCATTCTATGACGCATATGTTGACGTGCAATATACATAGGCATTTTGATATGAAACTTGAATTCGACCATTTCAAACGGTGTATTGTGCCAATGACGCATTAAATATCTAATAAGACCAGCATCACCTCTAGATGTTTTTGTTCCATCTCCGTAAGAGACCCGAGCGGCCTGAACAATTGACGAATCGAGTTCCGTTTGTGGCATATAGTCAACAAGCCTAACAAAACCATGATCTAATACTTTTTTCTCCATTATAAAGATATATTAGATTTATTCTTTAAGGTATGAAAAATATTTCTGTAAAACTTCTTTCTGATCATTATATTTAGATATAGCATCTAATTCGATTTCAATAGCCTCAATGATATTGGAATGTTCTCCTATACCTGCTGGATTTGTTAAATATACTTCTACATTTGCGCGGTGTTTTTCAATCATACCTTCTGCATGCTTGGTTAATGCGTGTATTAATTGTTCTCTCATTATATTATTTAATTAATTCATTTCTTTAATTAGATCATCTATACTTTTATAGTACCGTTTAAGATCTTTCATGAACCGTTTATTATTTTCGAGAACTTCGGCATCGGTTTTATTCTTATAAATGTATGCTAAATTTGATTTTGAATACCGCGTTCGTTTCTGATTCTCGTTAGGTTTTCTAGGAACGAGTTTTTTACTCTTTTTCGAAACGCTTTGTACAGGTTCAATACGTTTCGTGAAACTAATGGCTTGCATGACTGTATCGGCAAGATCATCTTTCTTTTTAGATGCATTGAATATTGGTATCCAATGTGCATTAATTGTGTTATTCCATATGAATTGTTGACACCGTTCAATAGACGCTTTCTTACGTTTTGTATACATGACTTTACCAGGACCTGCAAAATCAGGTATTTTGAATCGTGCATCGTAAATGATTGTTTCTGCTGTAGGGTTACGTATAATGAAATAAGTATGAAGAAAGTGTTCAACCATTTTCATTTTTCTATTTTTTTCGGGTTGTTTTTCAACGAGAATTGTATCTGCTTGTAAAACCCATGGTTTATCATCTAAATGGTCTCTTAAAGAAACAAATAGACCATCTTTATGTTCCGGGGGTACACCAGATACATCCCACTGAACAATAAGATTAGAAGTTTCGTCGAGCATGCACATGGCTAAATTTCGTATACCAACATCTATACTTAAAATCATAATATAAAGAAAAATTATTTCTTTAATATTAATATAAACAACAATGGCTGTCTTACCTGATCAAGAAGCACAACTTGCAGTGTTGCCTAATGTACGTGAAATGTCCCGAGCGGATAAAGTTCAGCGAAAGATAGACGAACGTGAAAAGAAAAAGTGTCGTAAATGTGTCGTTGAAAATGAATGTAAAAGTGACGATTTTTTAAAAATGTGTAAAGAAAAGTTTTACAGTGTTATTAAACCAGACGAGGGATCTATAGATAAATTAAATACTAGAACAAAAGAAAACACAAATAAATTGTTTTTGTTTTTATTTTGTTTGTTTCTTATACTTATTTTTCTTATAGTCGTTTTTAGTAGACTATAATTTTATTTTTTCGCCAATTTCATCATACCCGCACCCATTTTACCGAGGTTCGCGTTACCCATTTTTTTCTGTCCAGCTGGCGACATTGCCATAACTATAGCTAATACGACAACCATACAACAACACACAACACCGGCAATCATAGCGTATCTCATTGGACCGGTTGCAGCACCAATAATACCAGCGGCAGCATCACCAGCAGAGTCTACGACTTCTGCCGCACCACCAGCTTTTTTCGTGTTTTTAGAATCGATTTCGGATGTTATTTCCTTTGTAACATCACTGTCTACAATTCTTTCCATAACCTTGTTCATTACCGCACCTGCGGCAACCTTCGCCGATACATCTTGTTCGAAGTTGATATTACCTCCGATACTACAATCATAGAAACCAACTTGTAATTCACCATCCTGGATCATCACTGCACCAGCCATAGTTTCATTTATCTTTTCTTCTGAAAATTCATCCTTGATAATAGTTTCAATTTCCTTGTTAATTTTAGTTTGTACGTTGGATTTATCCCCAAACTGAAAATTACCAGCTTGGGACGCGTTATCTAAAGCGGCACCCGCTTTAGTTTTCATATCTTCGGCAACTTTATTTGCCGATTGTGAAATTGATTTTGATATATCTGATGATGATGATTGTACATCACACGATGCTGTCTGACCAAAATAAGACGGACATCCTACGACGTGTCCTATTTTTACGGATAAATTTTGTGCTGTATTACAATTAGCCTGAGTCGTATTTTCAGATTTTAACATTGTACTGGTTAAAAGTTCAGTGGTCGATTTTATATTCATTTCATTTTTGATAGTTTGACTTCCGCCACCTCCCATGATTAGTTATTGTATATACAGAAAAAAAATACCTGTACAATATAATAATGGTATGTAAAATAGATCTATATCATCATCCAGGTGGTGATGGTCATTTTCAGACGATCACGGCAGAGACGGATGGTATCGTTGAAGTTTCATCCCACGATAGTGCAAATTCTGCGGTAGTTAGTGGGTGTACAGGTAAGGCCGGTATTACATTAATGGAACATGTTGAACCTGGTAATCAGGTACTGGCAACTTTACCCGATGGAAAATGGCATAGCCATCTTAAACAGGGTTGGAGGAGGTTATCACGACCATGGATACTTGAGGATCAATTGTCAGCTGTAGGTATAGAAATTATACCAGAAGAAAAGGTAGAGAAAGGTGGTATTATAAATCATTCTATTAAATTACCACACAAACCTAACGCTAATTTATCCGACAACGAGCGTTTCTATTCGTTGGATGATGGCGATAAACGATGTAAAGATGGAAATGTATGCGCCTGGTATTACCACCCTGGAAACCCGGACGGGGAAATAGATAATTATCCTCTCAGTACTACTGGTAATTTAAAGGGGAACCCGTGTATACACGCAGACAGGGGTATATGGACACAATCAGGTGATGCCTACTTCGATGGGTCGGCACCAAGAATGAACTGTTCGTATAGTATTGACGAAGGTGTATTAACCGCGCTACATGCTGATACGGCGGCGCCTAACGATCCTCGCCGAGCTACGTGGGACACTATCACAGGAAAGATATGTCACGAAAATAATAAGGTAGTATGGGAAAATCCAGATTTTAAAATTGGGAATGATAAAACGTGCTGGGATTTGAAGAAAGAACTAATTAAAACTCAGTGTGTAAAAACCAAAGCGAATCGAAAGACGGGAACAAATCCAATTCAAAAAAATTGTCAAACATTAAGGGAATCTTCACCCAAACACTTTACAGAAATAGTAAAGGAATACTGTCAAACTCCCGAGGGTAAAAATGATAAATACTGTTCGTGTATAAATACATTAGAGAATGACGGTACATGGTGTGATGAAGATGAAAATAAAGATTTCATTGGGTGTGTAGAAGCAAATGAAAATTTTAATGCCATGATAGAAGCTGTACCCGAAGATCACAAGAGGAAATTTTTTGGTACTAAACACTGTTTCATTGATGCGTGTAGATCTACGGGTGATAATGTATATGTTGAAAAGGGGATTGTAAACAGTAAAGGGGAAGTTAGAGGGTGTACTCAAAACATGAAGATATGTGGTAAATATTACCAAATGGATGGTACAGTTCAAGGTAGTACTATTACAGCGCGCTGTGAAAAGAAGGCTAAAGATGATGCTGAATGGGCCAAGACAATGGTAAGTGCACAGGAAACGGGTATGAAACAGTATTTGGAAAATCAAGAAAAAGCGAAAAAGGAAGAAGAAAAGGCAAAGGAAGAGGCAAAGGAAGAGGCGAAAATTGAAGCTGTAAAACAGGAGAAAAAGGAGAAAAAGGAGAAGGAGGAAAAAATGTTAGCGGGTGGTGCTATTTTAATGGTGGTAATGTCGTGTGTATGTTTAGCAGCTTTAATTTATTTGGTGAAGAGCAGACGAGGGTGATACACTTAAAGAAAAAAAGTAATTTTACTATAGAATGTGGTGTTGGTGGTGTTGCCATTCATTCAATGGTACACCATTAAGTATGCCTTATAAACACGACGAAAGAAGAAATAAATTTTATACATCTGGTAACTTCTGTTCTTGGAGTTGTATGAAAACGTATGCAATCGATAAATACGGATGTAATAGAGGAGGTCTTATATGCGGAAATATGGTTATGATGCGTCGTAAACTTTTCGATAAAATAGGTACCATTAAAAGGGCTCCACATCGCCAAAGACTGATACAATTTGGAGGCGATCTAGATATAGATAAATTTAGGGAAAATAATGTAGTCGATTTAGAAAAACCCAAAGAAATAGAAACTGAACCAGTTCCGGAACGTGTTATACCCGCATTGGTATCTAATACCAAAAAATTGAGTGATATAACAAGTGCAACCGGTAAAAATGAAACATTACGTTTGAAAAGAGAAAAACCACTTAAACGTAATCAGAATAATTTAGAAACGGCATTGGGATTAATTATTAAGACCAAAACCTAAATGTTTCCTCTGTTTATTAGTTGGTTGTGATTTTGGGATACACATCGTTTTCCTAGAGTGGATCCATTTTTCACCATCATGCGCGATCCATTTTAAATCATGTTTATCTATAACTTTACGACATAAAACACACGGTAGTGATATACCATCACCATAACTGGTTTCACGACATATCACTAATGTACCATGTTTTCTATTAACCCACGAAGAGAATTGATGTGGACGGTATCCCCTTTTAAAAAAATCATGTTTAAGGGTTTTTATTAAACGTCGTTCGGAACAACAAATACAATCACTTTTTATACCATTTCTTAATTTGGCCGTATAGGTAGTCACAGTGGTATAGGACATTGTTTTATACGGGCGAATTATTTTTAATATAGTTACAATTATTGCATACATTACCAGAAAAGACAAAAGAGCAATGGTCACATTCATTTAATATTTCAACTTTACGTTTTACGAGTTTATTCTGTGAAAATAGTATTAAATCTCGTATAGTATACACTCCATACATAACCATTGTTTCTAGTTTTGGAAACTTCATTATTATTTATAGGAGAATAAACTTTATACTATTTATTTGAAACACCCGAATAATTTTTTACAACCGGCGCTCGTTTTTAACATGAGAGCAAAACTATCAATCATACCCGGAACCATAGCTTTTAAAAGCGTTTCAAATTCCGTATCTGTATCACCTTCATCAATTTGTTCGATGATGGAAAAAATTAAATCGGTTACGAGTTCTTTCTTATCTGGACCGGATACAGTTTTAAGTTGTTGAGCTTGGAGCATGAGTGTGGAAACTAATACACATACATTTTCTTTGGTGACACGCTTTCCCTTGTATCTTTCAACAATCTTTTTCATTTCCAGTGCGACATTTCTAGATTGTTTTGATTTGTTATCGTAGTTTGCGACAATTTTTTCAGGTGTTTGGGACATTTTTATATGTACATATAAGAATTAATTTCTTTAATAACTATAATATGGATACAGACGATAAAATTGCATTTATTGCCATAATTATAGGTTTGACTCAAATGTTAATGCTTACAAAAAAATTATTAAATACAGAAGATATATCTTATTACAGCATGGAATATGTTACATTTGGTATAATTTCAAGTTCGTTATGGACTGTTTATCAGTATAGAAAGGGATCAAACTTTTCGGTTTTATATTCTTCGGCTAGTCTTTTTCTTGGATTATATATTTTAAAAAGGCTATTAAAGGAAAAAAAGGATAAGAAAACAGAATAAAATGCAATCTATTACTTCTAAAATTACTATGCCTATTAGGCAAACGAGACAAAAGAGACATATCAAGACAATTACACGTGCGGATAATACAGGTATAAACTGGAAATATGTCGAAGCAGTTAATGGTCGAGCTGCAATGTATGGAACGATTCTCGGTGGAGCTAATTGGGGACTTACGGGTTTAAATGTTATCGAACAAACACAATTTTTACCACTTAGTTTATTGGGTCTCGGTTCTTCTTTGATAGCCATAGGTACAATGACAAATGCCGTTGGTAAGTTATCAGAGGAGGATTTCGAAACGTTCGCGTTAATTAATACGGGGCGTGTTGCTATGGTTTGTTTTACAGGGTTGGTTGTAGCTGCTATTGCCGGTGTCTAACATAGGTAATTCCGTGTTATTTATTATGTACCCTATAAATTTAATCATTTTTATTTTTTCATCGAGTGTAAATGTTCCTGCTCCACGTAACACGTGGGCCAAGAGCATAAACATCAAATATAAGGATTCATGTATTTCCATACCTTATAATTAGGCCATTTTTTGACGAACGGCTCCTGCCGCACCACGAGCACCAGATACCGCTTTTTGACCTGCAACTCTTGCACCCGCAGCCGCACTACGAGCACCCGCCGCCGCTTTTTGTCCTGCAGCTCTTGCGGCTTCTCCTATTTTAGGGTATTTTTTCACAGTGAAATACCCACCGATAAGTAGTGTGAGTATCCAACCAACGAGAGATGCAATTACAAAATTCTTCTCACTTGATTTTACGTCACAATCTGGTTGACGCATTATATCCATTGCGATAGCGGCACCTGTAAGGCCCATACAGGCATAAACTACAGTAAATATACCACCTTGGTTTGTTACCAGTTTTTGAAGTAGAAGTACACATGGGATTGTCAATGCTATTGCCATTGTGTGAGAGAGAAATCCCTTAAGATTTTGGTATTTCTTGGAACCCTGGATTCCTGTGCATCCATTATACACTTTTATACCTAACGCCGTAACTGCGACGTAAAATATACCAAGTATAATAGTTAAAGCTATTTGAGGGTATCCAATTTGAGTTTCAATTTTAGCATCTTTAAATTTATTGAATTTTTCAGAAATGGGAACAGTTGGTTGAGTAGGTTCATTAATATATCCAATGGGTTCAGACATGTTTACATATGGTTCAGAATTTATTTTTGGTGCAGGTGTAGGTTCATATGCAGGTTCAGGTGCACGTGGTGCAACTTGATCCACAATCGACTGAGTTTGTTCTGCGAGAGCTTGTCCCTGAACCTGAGCCTTTTCCGCAAATGCCTGACCTTTTTCCGCGAGAGCCTGACCCTTAGCTTGTGCCTTTTCCGCAAGAGCCTGACCCTTGGCCATTGTTGCCGCTGCCCTGGCTTTTGCATCTTTAGCTTTTGAAGCCGCTTTTTTTGCTGCCATAATAGCCTTCATGATAATGATTTATTATATACGTATATTATTTTAAATCTTTTGATACCATTTCATTTACCATATCTACGAGTGATGTAGATCTTGG